TTCCACCAGTTCGATGACGAATATCACAAGAAAAAGAAGCTGGAGCATGCGGAACGATTTAAGGCGGGAAAGAAAGTCACGTCCATCCTGAAAGCGACGGGATAGCATGAAGATTCCCACACTTGAAGAAATCCGACAGGCGAGAGCCTATGCGGACTTTTCGTATTTCATGGACTTTGACAGCCAATATCAAGACAAACCCGGCCGGCATTTGGACGTGCTGGACAAGGCACTACAGGACGTATCCGAGGGCAAAATCAAGCGCCTGATCGTCGCGATGCCGCCGCGTCATGGCAAGTCCGAGCGCGTGAGCAAAAAGTTTCCGGCGTGGCATGTGGGGCGCAATCCCGGAGATGAGATCATATTAGCCTCGTACTCTATCGATCTGTCGCGGGGATTTAGCCGGATCGCACGGGATACACTGATGAGCCATTATAGCGTGTTTGGTGTACGCGTGGATCCGCAAAACCAATCGGCGGAGTCGTGGGGCATCGAGGGCTACAGAGGCGGCGTAACGGCTGCTGGTGTCGGTGGTCCGATCACCGGTCGCGGCGCGAAGATCGCCATAGTGGATGACCCGGTGAAAAACTCGGAAGAAGCCAACTCGGAAGTCATGCGGGATAAGATATGGGAGTGGTACCAATCCACCCTATACACCCGTCTAACGCCTGACGGTCGTATTATCATCGTCATGACGCGGTGGCACGAAGATGATCTTGTGGGCCGACTGCTCAAGAAAGAACGCGAAGAAATCGAAGAAGGCACACACACCGGCGACAGATGGACGGTGATAAACTTTCCCGCGATTGCCGAGGACGACGATTACCTCGGACGCAAGCCGGGCGAGCCGTTATGGCCGGAGTTTGGGTTTGACCTCCAACGCCTTACCAAGATCAAGCAGGATGTCGGATCATATGTATTTAATGCACTTTACCAGCAACGTCCGAGCGCGGCAGAAGGTGCGATGTTCCGCCGTCAATGGTGGCAATACTACGAAACCGATCCGCGCCTGATTCAATTCGACGAAATGCTACAATCCTGGGACTGCACGTTCAAGGACAGCGATGGATCAGACTACGTTGTCGGGCAAGTATGGGGACGAAAAGGCGCGGACAAGTACCTCGTCGATCAAGTGCGCGATCGCATGGACATCACGGCAACGATGGACGCGATACGCAATATGTCCGCCAAATGGCCGAAAGCACGTCTCAAGCTGATCGAGGACAAGGCTAACGGTAGCGCGATTATCTCCATGCTCCGTCATAAGTTGGGCGGGATCGTGCCGGTTACGCCAAAAGAGAGCAAACTAGCCCGCGCACATGCTATCTTGCCGGACGTCGAAGCCGGGAATGTATATCTTCCGCGTGGTAAGGCGTGGGTTCAAGACTTTGTAGAGGAATGTGCAGCGTTCCCGAAAGGCGCGAACGACGACCAAGTGGATTGCATGACGCAAGCGCTCCAACGCTGGAACACAAAGACGATCTGGCCGAAGGAAAAACCGCGTGAAGGGTTCTATACGAAAACGGAGCTTGAGGACATGGAGGAACCAAAACGCGGGATACGGAAGGTGAAATAATGGACAAATGCCCGCATTGTAAAGACACCGATATCAAACGCGCGAAAAACGACAGCGGCTTCTTCAAGACCGAGGGCATGAAGCCGGTACGCATCTATCAATACCGTTGCAATGGATGCGGATACGTCGCCCATTTCGCGAAGGAGGGCCAATGATGGACTACGCGGCGTTTCTAGCGGCGGGAATCATCATCGGGTACCTGATGTGCTATCTCGCTGTAAAGCCTGTCAGAAGCCAAAATAAAGCGTCTGACGAGGCGCAGGAGATCATGGTCAAGCGTACTCGACTTAGCATGAGAAGCCCGCTCAAGACGGTGCGAACCGAATACGACAAGTTCAAGATGGGCGATACCGGGTTGTATGCGCCGGTTCGTCCTAAAGCGACGAATAACGATCAAATCGAGGTCGGGAGATAATCCCGGCCTTTTCTGTTGAGGTGGTGACAGCGTGGCGACATTGATTGATAGCGAAGCGTTCCGCACAAATGGCGACAACAAGGACAAACGAAGTTCCGTCATGACGCCGGAAGAATGCCAGTTTGCGGACAAACTGCTTGACTGGTACCGGTCGGCATGGATGGACAAAGAGAATCGCGGTTTGTTCGAAAAATGGGAGCGAATGGACCTTTATTGGGAAGGCGACGCAAACCAACCGGAGAGCGACACGGACCCAGCGAGCAACACAAACATCGTCAACCCAAATGTAGAGGGACAAGTCGCGTATTTGATTGAGCAGAATTTGGCGATTCAAGCGCGCGGACGAGGACCGTCTGATGTGCCGTTTGCGGATACGGTGCGGATCATCCTGGAATTCGTCAAAGAGCGTAACAAAATGCGCCGGAAGCTGGATGTACACGAACGCCGGCGCAAGAAATTCGGTACAGGCATATTCCGTGTACTGTTCGACCCGGACATGCTCGACGGCATGGGGCTGCCGTGGATCGAGCCGTGTAACCCGGCTTATGTGTTCCCCGATCCCAATATCACGGACGTTTACCGGATCAACGAAGGTCGGTTCATCATCGAAACCATGATGAAATCCATATCATGGGCGCGGGAATCGGGGATGTACGACATTGATCGCGTCAACGCTATTCAGCCGGGATACGAGCCGATGGAAACACAATGGGTGTTCGGTGAAGAAGACGGCGAATCCGACGAAATCAGCCGCGATCACTACTTGCACATGCTCGTCTGGTTCCGCGACAAGGTCACGGTTGAGGACGAAGACGGCAAGCGCACGGAATGGCGGATGCGGCTGGTCGAAATGTCCGGGGATGGGATTATTCTGCGGGACACGAAAGACGATCCGAACTTCGTGATTCCCGGCAATCGTTATCCGTACTTCTTTACGCCGGACATGTACCGCGAGGGTACGGTGTGGGGCAAGGGCACGGCGGAACTGCTGGTGGACACGCAAGACCTGATCAACGACATTGACGATCAGATCAGGATTAACGCGCGTCTGACGGGTAACCCGCAGCGGTGGGTGAACACCCAAAGCGGCATTGATCCCGATAAAGTGACCAACGAAGGCGGCCTTGTGATCCCGACCGACATCGACGGAAACAACGCCATCGGATATCTCACGCCGCCGAACATGCCGCAATACATCATCAACCGACGGGATCAAGCGCTCGGCATCGAGAGACAGATTCAGACCCGTTTCAGCGACCAACAAGCCGGCATCAAACAGCAGGGTGTGGGTACGGCGACGGAGGCGTTGGCGCTCCAACAAGGAGCAAGCGCCGGTGTTGCACATTCGAAAATGTTGTTGGAAGAAACGCTTTCGGATATGTTCGAATACATCCTGGAACTGTGCATGGAGTATTGGACCGAAGAACAAGCATTCCGCATCACGGAGCGAGACGACGACTTTATCTTCTTTCGGCCGTCCTCTCTCAAAGAGGTTCCGACGCTTATTCCGGCAACGGACGCTTACACGCAAACGTTTATGCGGCAGCTTGAGGCGATGGGGATTCCGACAGACAACATCGAAAGCACGCCGAAGTTTATGCCGATTCCCGAAAGCACGAAGAAAGCGGCATTTGATATCTCGGTTACCGTTGGTTCCGGACTGCCGACGAACAAAGCTTTTGTCTACACGCTTATTCGTGAGGCATACCGGGACGGCGTACTTTCGCCTGCGACCTATGCAAAGCTGCTCCGCGAATATGCCGGCCTGCCGGTTTCGGAAGAAGATGTCGCTGCACTCGAAAAGCCTCCGGCGCCGACGGGCGGACAGGGCGGAATGGAGCAGATGCCGAACCCGCTTGTTGCTGGCCTGACGCCAAACAACGCGCCGATGCAGCCTAACCTTAGCGCCGTTCCGGGAGGTGTAGCGTAATGCTGATGCGGATCGGTCTGGACGAGTACAAGCGCCACGCCGCAGCTCACCCGTGGATCGGACAGCAAGGCGGGATCAATCGGCATATCGAACATCCTGTGTGTCCCAGGTGCGAACGGATCGCGCTTAGGGACGCGGGATGGGAGAAAGAACGCCGTGCGGCATGTCCGGCGTGTGGATGGCGTGGGCGGTCCAGCACAACGCTGAATGAGTACATTCAGCAACAAATGTACAGGAGTTGATTCTATGAACCATCTGAATACCGTTTCCTGTTGCGGGCATACCTTCACCGCGCAGGACATCAAACCGCCGCTGATGACCGCCGAGAAAGCTTTTGGCACACGGGAAAGGATGTACGGCGGCCGGGCGAAGTGGTTCGCGAATGCGAATTGCCCGGAGTGCGGAAAAGAGTATGTACTGTGGCTCGAACCGAAAGCGCCGAATTATCGTGTTCTGACGATCAGCGAACGAGAAAGCGAGGAAAAACCGCGCCGAGGAAGACGGCCGCAGCCTGTCGAGGTGTGATCATGCGAACGGTAAATGTCATTGCAAAGTTCGTTCGTGTGGAATGCGAGTGCGGCGAGCATTTGGTGAATTTGCTTGATCCAAAATGGAAAAAAAAACGCGACAAATACAGCGCTAGTACCTGTGTGGATTGCGGGAAACCGCTCGTCTGTCGAGGGGAAGACGGGC